ATCTGTGGCATTGTAACTGGATTAAAGTATAGGGGTAGCTCCCCTATACTCCAGATTACAAACTGCTGATATAATATTATTAACACAGAAATAATATGAAAAATATTGGAAAAGAATGGATTGAGGGAGCTGATTATTCATTGACTCCATCAGTATTTAAGTCTCATTTTGGTGATAGCCTAAATTATTCATTTTGGTTTAATCTAAGATCATTATGGACAAAAGATATAAATACATTTATAACTGATGAAATAGGATGGGAAAATGTGATCTATGCTATGGTAAATCAAATAAATGGTAAAATTTATATTGGTCAAGCTAAGGATTATTTTCAAAGGTGGGTATCCGGAGGAACTTTTAGTCACTATGATGAGTGGATTGACGGTAATGATACTGTATTATATAGAGCTATCAATAAATATGGGTTAGAAAATTTTAGAGTATACTGTATTGAAGAAGTTGATCAGCCTGATGATTCTAGCCTGCAGAATAAATTATTAAATGATAGGGAAATATATTATATAAATTTTACTCATTCATTTATTCATGATAAATGTGCCTGGGGATATAATATGACTACTGGAGGTAATAATTCAGAAATATTGCATATGCCATGGGTAGTAAAACGTCAGGTACGATCGAATTACAATAATCATAATGGAGTACTATCATTTAATACAACCGATTCGATTTCTAAAAGGTTAGAGACTAATATTAAGAAATACAATGGAGATAGCATGGGCATGTGTCATACTCCAGAAGCCATTCTTAAGTCAAAAGAGGTCAATAGACTCAATCATGGAGGAGTATTATCAATTAATACTCCAGATTCAATGAGAAAGTCACAAAATACCAGGAATAGATTATACGGTGGTAATGGAGCCGGAGCAATGCATACTCCTGAAGCTAGAGCTAAAGCCAATGATACTTGTATTGAAAGATATGGTAACATAATGGGTCAGTGCCATACTCCTGAAGCTAGAGCTAAAGCCAATGATACTTGTATTGAAAGATATGGAAAATCATCAATAGAATTAGCACTTGATGAGGCTAAATTACCTTGGGTACGGATGAAAGCTGGACTCACAATGGTATCTAGTTCCATTAAAAATCATGAAAATTTATTAATAGATAATGGAATTCCATTAACTATATATAACTTTATAATGAAGTCACCAGATCCGAATAATCATCATTTTATAAATAATACATGGGAACATTGGGCTGGATGTGAAGAATTTTATAAAGATGATAGAATATCAGATTTTATGAAATCTGTACTAAAATTTTTAGAAAAATTTACTTCATGGGATTCAATGATAATGGAATTATCTAATTCTAATAATAAATATGAATGAGTTAGATATAAAGAAAGATATAAAAGATTTACAGTTAGCTAATGCTGAGAAAAATGCAGAAATGCAAAAAGATCTTGAAACATTAGCTAATCTATTAGGATATAAAGAGTATCCAGTTGATATAGATACTTTTATGGATGATCCATATTATATGGGTAATGTATCCATAAATCTATATCCATTTTGGAGAAATCTACTTAGAGAGATATTTCCAACTCCGATACATACTTCAACTCCTATACTAGTATTTACTGGAGCCATAGGAACTGGAAAGTCAACTGAGGTAAGATTTATTGCAGAATACCTTAAATATAGATTATCGTTACTTAAAAATCCGTATAATACATTCGGATTTGTTCCAGGTAAAAATATAAAATTCTCATACTTTCACAAAACTAATACTTTAGCTCAAACTGATTTCGTAGATGTTATGGATCAGTGGGAAGAGTTAAGTCCATATTTTAAAGATGCATATAATGCAGGTAAACTAGAATTCTTAGAGCAAGTATGCGACTCGATACGTTCAAATAATAATATCGGATCTGATAAATGATATGTCAGTATATTGGTATATTGCTGGAAAACTTAACAGTCAATCAGCAGTTAGATTTGATCTAATTCAACGACTAGATATCAATAATATAAATTAAGGTATAGTCTAATAAGGTATTATTTTATAATTTCTCTGAGTTCAACTTTATTCCATATGATCGAGCAATGTCTAAGCTTGATCAAGGACTTAAAAGATGGAGCTCACGTTTTGAACGTTTTATTAGATATTTTGGATTTGTTATTATAGATACTTCATCCCAAGGTGATGACTCTATAGCTGATGACTTCATTAAAAATAATCCATATGGAGATTTAGTCAGGCCAGTTTTCACTAATAAGTGGGTAGTCCGAGAGCATCTTCACTATTATGGAACAAAAGGATGGTTTCAAGTATTTGCTGGAGACTCAACTCATCAACCATTTATAATCGATCCTTCAAAAGGTAAGATTGTAACTTCTGATATGGATCCGGATAGAGTAATAAAGGTTCCAGAAGAGTGTAGACCCGATTTTGAATTTGACTTAGTTACTGCATTACAGGATGAAGCTGGTATAAGTACTACTGCTACAGATCAATTCTTTCCAGATAAAACTAATATTAGAAAGTGTTTTAGCCTACCACAATACGGATCTGATGTAGTTAAATTTGATTTTTATGATAAAACTGACAAGTTTATTTATAGATTTCAAAGATCTATTGATGAAATACCAAAGGATAGAATAATATTTATTAGATTCGATATAGGTGTAACACGTGATAATACCGGATTAGCAATTACTTACTTTAATAAATGGAAAGTCTATGATCAAGATAAAAAAATCAGACTTCCGGATATAAATGTACCTTTAGCAGTTGGTATTAATCGATTTGAAGGAGATGAAACTCCAATCACCTCTATGTTTGAGTTCGTAATGGACTTGAATCAGATATTCGAGATTGGTGGAGTTTCAATGGACCAATTTGGTAGTAGACAGTTTCTTCAGGATCTCAAACGTGAAAATATTCCAAATAGATACTTGTCAGTTGATAGAACTGATGAAGCTTATGTTTATTGTAAAAGTTTAGCAAATGCTGGATGTTTACATATAGCAAATAATACTAAATGTGAAAAAGAATTTTGTGAACTTAGACGTGTAGGCTTAAATAAGGTCGATCACCCTCCAGTATCAGATGGTGGAAGTAAAGATATAAGTGACGCTGTAGCTGGAGCTGTATATGATTTGTACAATAATATTGATTTAGCTGGACAATTATCAATCAAATATAAGGTTCATAAATACACTGAACAGTTTAAGGAACGATCACTTAGACAGGATAATGAGTTCCAGGACCGTTGGGGGAGTATATATGGATAAAATTAGATATGATAAAGAGATAAGAAGTTTTGCCATAGTAAGTTCACCTATAAATAAAACTAAAATATCATCCAAGGCAGGTAAAACTATTAATAAAGTAAATAATAATTCTGGTAAATATAAGTTTATAGTCTTAAGTAGAGATTTGTTAACTAAGAAGCCATTGAAAAAGATAGTATCGGCTAACAGTAATTTAGATGCAATTACCAAAGTTAGAAATTCATATATGAAACCTGGTAATAAGATTAAACCTATAATGGTTAAAGCATTTAAATCTCCGGATGAAGATAGGCAAGCCATGAATTATGCTCAAATACTAAGTAAATAATATGGATACAATTAAAATAGAATTTCCTATAAATTATGTTAGGCCATTTGATCAAGCATCCGCTATCAAATATATGATGGAAGGTATGACTAAACTGATCAAGTTTGGTGCAATAAAGGGAAACTTAGATGATATTATAGTAAATTATGAGATTCATAATCCAGGTGGTTATGCGATTGCGGAGATAAAAAAGGAAGCTTTAGTTGATGGAAGTAAACTTCAATCTACTGGAGCTAGTATGACATATCCATTTCATAAAGATGATTTCAAAATAGATAGCGTAAAGTTGGACTCGACTCAACGTCAATTCTCAACTGCTACTATACAGGAAAGATTGAAGATATCTAAATTGGATCCTAAAATAAAATTTAGATTAACTGTTAGAGACTATCAAAAGTTCTGGAAGTCAAATTCTAGTAAAATGGATAAGTCAACTGCCTTAAAGCTACGTAATATGTTTTTAATGGATACTATGGGAATCATAACTGAAGTATTACCTCTAATTGGAGAAGGTAAAATGATCTCGCAGTTGACTGGACTAAACTCAGTAACTAAGGATATGAATAATGTAGCTAGGGAATTATCTACTGCTTATAGAAAAGCTATTAAACAGTCCAAAACTGGTTCCTTATCCAAATCAGTATTGCAACCTCTACAACAAAAATATAATGAATTTGTTAATTTACTAGTTCCACAAGTATTTGTGGGATTCAATGATATTATCGGAACTAAATCTTATAGTCTAACGTCCGATGGTAGAATTAGATTGTTCAGTTGATAAATTAGATTTGAGTTGATAGGTATAGTAGGTTAATTATTAGTTAAGGTAATAGGTTATAGGATAACATTCCAATCGGTAGCTGTGCTTATTTGTATGGCTACCTTCTAATTTGAATTATTATGGCATACAAATTTACTAGATTATACTCCGCAAATGAAGAACCAGTTGGAGATATAATGGGCACTCTAACATTAAGTATCCCTAGAGCTAGAGGATTCCACATAGATAGAAGAGGTAGGAAGATTAGAAATACAGATAAATTTTCTATTAAGATTAGAAAAGGTAGGGGTATGAATCAACGTTCATTCGTATCATACTTAAAGAAAAATAGTGATGAATTTAGAGATACCTATCCTACAGTTAAATGGGCTGGTAAGTTAATTAGTATCCTTAAGGGTAAAGTATAACTTAATCTGTACAGTTTAATTACTGTACGGGTATCTAACTGCTCTATTCAGTTAACTGAGAGTTACAGGTAGAGGGTCGCTCCCTCTACTTCTCAGTTCATTAGTAGAGTAATAATTTAAATAGAGTAAATTATATTATAGTTTATATTTATGTGGCTAAATAATCTAATTGAAAGTGTTAAGTCATTCTCATTTTTATCTGTAGTTAAGGGAAACATTTTAAGTTCCCCAGGATCATTTGGAGGTGCTGACAGTGCCAATGGATTAAATGGATCAAGATCTAATTCACCTGCATCCCAGATGGTATCGAATAGGTATATGAGTACCTATTATAAGAAATCTCGTGAAGTAAATGATTATGAAATATCAGAAATAAGTGAAACTTGTCTAGGAATATATTCTGATTATATTAAAGGATACTTAACTAAATCCAATAGAATATTTACGCTTAATTCGTCAGTATATGATAATTATACTGAGATAGAGGATTGGACTAATAGAGTATTTATAAAAGATTTAGAGATTCCAAAAGAAGTAGAATTACATTTAAATGATATAATATATCATGGTAACTACTCATTTAAAATTGCATGGGATAAGGAAAATCAAAGATACGTTAAATTTAGGTTATGCAATCCACATAATGTAGTAACTATAATGAAAGGAAAGAATCAGGATAGTCATCTAGTAGTATCTAGAGATGGAGTTATATTCCAGGTGAAACCTGAATCTATATTTAGGATTGGAATGCCTAGATTAAAATTAATTAATGATTTAAATTCTAATTTCTTCCAAAAGAAAAATGAGGATACATTAATTAATGATCAAGAGTTGGTAGCGGCAGCTCCATTATATTTTAATATAACTGGTAAGATTAAAGAGTATCTATTAAAAGAGCAAATCTTATCATTATTATCTATAAAAGATTTAGTTCAACCATTACTATTATTAGTTAGACTGGATAAAACTACTGCTCCCGATGAAGCTAATAAACTTACTTTGAACATAGAAAATATGATTAATAAGTATAGTGATATTAGCTCTATATTAGGTGCAAACTTTTCAATAAATAGTTTAATTGATGCTATAATGCATAACATCAGGGTAATTCCAGATTATGGAGATTCGATGGGATCTATGAATAATGTGGATTTATCTAAGATAACTAATAAAATTCAAGAGATTGAGTCAAGTCAAGATAATAAATTAGATAATATTCTGACATCATTATCAATTCCAAAAGCATTGAGAGATGGATCAGCTACTAAATGGGATGCTATTAAATCGTCTCAAAGACTTAATAGTAAAATTAATTCTATAGTAAAAGATATAACATCATCATTGTGTATTGAAGCTTGTAAGTTAATTAAATACAGATTTAATGTCAACATAGATCCACAACAGTTAACTTGCAATTTATTTAATAAAACTGATGTTGATTATAATGTAGCTATAACTAATACTCAAATAGTATCTGAGCTGACCCAAGGAATTCAACAGATATTATCAAATGGAAGTCAAACTCTACAAGATATACCTTTTATAGATAAAAAAGAATATCTTAAATATATATCCGATCAATTAAAATCTATTGATACAGATTCAGTCAAATTTATTAATGATAATACTATAGAAACTGCTATAAATGCATTACAGTCTGAATCTCAACCCGATCTAAAACCTAGATAAATAGGTTACACGATATGAATATAGTAGATTTAATTGAAAAAATTATAACTGTACTAGTTACTTTAACGACTGGTGGTTTTATTGGTTGGATAATAAAAGCTAGATTTATTTCTGACCATGAGAAAATATCTATAGCTACTGAAAATGAAGAACAGAAAGCTGCAGATTTAAAGAATGCAGAGTCAATAATTGCATTATATAAAAATGCACTACGGGACATTACTGAGCAGAGTAAAAAATTGAAAGCACAGTACGAAGCTCAGATATCACAACTTACTGAGAAGATTAACAAACTTGAACGTGAAGCAAGTGAATATGCTAATCAAATACAACTGCAAACCAAAAATATTGACTTACTTACACGTAATCAGATTAAGATGAAAATGGACATCATGTCAGTTAAGACTCAATCTCTGCAAGACTGTGAGAACTGTGCATTTAATTCGAATTGTGAAAAGTTTAAAGCAAAGAAATTATCATATGAACAAACTGATAACTCGACTCTACTCAGCGATGGCAAACAATGAAGATCTAATTGTTGATCAATTAGAGAATGATATTAGGTTAGCTAGCGAAATTGGAGAGTTGAATACTACTGAATATCACATTTATAGTGATGACAGTGGAAGAATGATAATTCATGATAAGGTTAATGATGAATTCTCAGAGGTAATAAATTCAGATGATGTTATTGAGCTGAGAGATTTACCTGGAGCTAAACCTAAGGATACTAATTTCAAAGTTGGCGATATAGTTAATTGGAAAACTGCCAATGGAGATATTAAGACTGGAATGGTAGAGTGTAAACGAGATTCATCAGATCCGATCAAGAAAGGATTCATTTTAGTTAAAACTGATAATGGAGAGTTAATTCAGATTGAGAAAGATAAATTAACACTAGATAGAGATATGAATACAGTATTTTCAAAGTCAAGAGCTAGAAAATATCTTGTCGATAAGAATAACAATTTGATTGCATTCGGATGGGAATCTAGTCTCGGAAGGCTGGCAAAAGAAAATCCGTCATATCAAATTAAGTCAGAATATGATATTAATGCTTATAGAAATAAGATTAATAAAGCATTTTCTGAATTCTCACTTGAAAATCAAAAGATATTTACTAAACCCTATAGAAGATATGTAATATTGGATGGTAATGGTAAACGAGTTACCACAGTTGATATTACCAATGCTAAAGGTATAGTTAAGAAAAATCCTAGCTACACTGCAATTAAAGAGATTGAATATAATAAATCTCAGCAGAAAAAGTACGTAATTTCATAAGACGCAGGTGAGCACTGCAGATTATATAAATAATAACAATAATATGAACGATACAGTATTAATGAATAAGATCTTCAGTGATACTACTCCTGAATCATTCAAGGATGCTATATCTGACGCTATCACTGAGGCTACCTTAAATGGTCAAGCCACATATTCAGAAGATGGTGAGCAGTTATATTTTGCATCCGTGGATGGTAATGTAGTAATTGAAGATAAGAAAAATGGAAATGAGGTAACTGTCGCAACTCCAGGTAGTGATGGTTCCATGTCTTTAAGTTCTGGCAAGTATGATTCTAAGACTGAACCTAGTGTCATCGTGCCTAGAGTTAAGGGTAAAGATGGAGCTCATATAACTAATTCAGTTCCAGAAGATCCCTCAGATCCATCTAAAGATGAATTAAAAGCAACAATTATGGAAGCTGGTATTACAGACCAGGATAAAGCAGGAGTAGGAAAACATTTCTCCGTGACTTTCGACGGTTTTGAGTCTGAAGATGAGGCTCGTGAATTTAGTGAGAATGTATCTTCGATGAATGATCTTGCAGAGTATGCATCTGATCTTGAGGATAATTCACTCACATTCTCTGACGATGAGGTAGCTAATGTAGCATTCTCTGCAAATGACCTACAGAAAGATGTAGAGAGATTGGCTGGTACTGAGGATCTCAATCTTGCATTCTCTATTCTTGATGATGCTGATGAACTAAGATCTTATTCTACTTTAGCTGAGCAGTATGGTCATGATATGAGTGATGTTATTGAAGCTTGTAATCAGTATAGTGAGTACGCAAGTAATATGGTAGGTGAGATCATCGCTAATACTGATGTTAATGACTACTTCTCTCAGTTGGATGAGGATGAGATTAATGAGTACTTCTCTAATCTTGATGATGTAGAGGCATCTGTACTGCAGAGTGCACTTCAATCAGATGATAACTATACATTCTCTGATGTTGAGGAAGCAGTTGATCAGGTTTACTCTGATATTGAGTTGGATACTCCTATCAATGAATACTTCTCTGACGCAACTGAGGATGAGATTAATGACTTCTTCTCTGATATGACTGAGGAGGAGCAGAATATTGTTTATAGTATGCTTGAGGAGAATCCTAATACTTCATTCTCTGACGTAAATGAGGTACTTGCTGAAATGTATACTCCTCTGACTGAGATGTTCTCTGACTATACTGAGGATGATTTCAATGAGATGTTCTCAGATATGACTGATGATGAGGTTCAGGTATTTAGTAATATGTTAGAGGATGGAGATAACTATTGTTATTCTGATCTTCTCGATGCACTAGATGAAGCACGTGAATTCTCTGAGGATGATGTAGCGGTATTGGCAAGTAACGCTAATCAGATCTACAGTGCATATCAGGACTTCTTAAGCAATCCTTCCCAGGACTTAGCTGAGCAAATCAACTATTACTCGAATGAGACATTGAATGACTGTCAGAAGGCTTACGCTAATGGCTTTAATGTTGATGACGTAGTTGATATGTGCACTATGTACTCAGATGATACTGCCGAGTATTGTGGTCAGTGTGAAAGTGACCCTGATGAAGTTCCTGCCCAAGTTTCAGCTAAGCCTGAAGCTCCAGCTGTAACTGTTGGTAAGCCTTCAACTGTTGAGAATGTTGTTAAATCAGATGTTATGAATAATGGTGATGGAATGAGAATATTCTCTAATACAACTGATGTTAATGCATCATCTCTCAATCCATGCCTTACTTCTCCTATTAATTAAATAATTGATATATCAATATATGTTTAAACAAGATTATGATACTGTAGAGGATGTAAGAACATTCTCTGAATCGGCTGCAGTAGAACTTCAGTTAGCCGATAAGACTTACAGTAACATGCTGCTTGGCAGCTCTGTAAGTGCACGTGATGCTGCTAACCGTCAGAAAGTATACTCTGAGGTTATGGAAAACTATGATAACCTCAAGGAAGCCTATAAGAGCTTCTCAGGTTATGCTGAAATTCCTTTACTCTCGAATCAATATTTTAATGCTACTATGGCATCTTATGTTCGTTCATTCGCTGGATTCCTCAGCATTGAACGTAGCATGGATCAGCCTACAGCATTATTGTGGTATAATGATTTACTTGGCGTAACTGATAATAGAGTTGTATTGCCTAACCTTGGAGCTGAGAATACCAATGGAATTAATGCTAGATTCCAAGCTCAGAATTTATTTAACAAAGGTCAGAAGACATATACAATTTCTACTAATAAGAAGCTCATCCCTGGTTCAGTTGAACTATTGTTCATTCATAATCTGAAACCTCAGAATCCTATTGTAATTAAAGATGACCGTAACGGTAATCTATTAGCTCCTGCAGGTGTCTTAGAGGCTAGCCTAGATTCTAGTAATAAGACTATATCCAACATTGATTACAATACTGGTGTTATTACCTTTACTGTCGGTGCTGGATTTACAATTCAGGACAATGATATTTATGCAGTTAAGGGTTATGAAGATGTAGCTGGTGATCCTGCATTTGGTCAGCTCACTGGTCCTGGCAATAATAGGTTCAAGGTCGATATGAAGAATATCGTTGTTACCTCTGAACCCGATATGCTAGTTGGTGAGAATAACCTCATGACCATTGCAGCTGCACAGAAGGCAATCGGAATGAATCCTCAAGAGGTAACTGGTCAGAAGTTAACTGAGCTCTATACTAAGCTTGTCAATGAGAAGCTTGCTAAGGCTGTCATTGACAATGCTCAAGGTAATGCAGTTACTATTCCGATGGCAACTTACAAGACTCAGTTTACTGATTACAACTCTCGTCTTGATGCATTCCAAGCTGACTTAGTAAATATTGATACAGCTCTCGCTAAGAAGACTGTTAAGGCTACTAAGGCAACTGCATATCTCGTGGGTGAGGGTGTAGGTAACTGGTTCCGTAAGTTGAGAAATACCGGTAACTGGACTGATAATACAGAGTCTACTTACATTAATGACTTACTTGGATACTATAATGGTATTCCTGTACTTCGTCATATGTATTGCGGATTCAATCAGGGTTACGCAGTTCATAAAACCCCTGGAGGTGAAATGGCGCCTTTAATGAGAGGCATATACTTACCGTTAAC